GCACGAGCACCGGCGCGGCGAATCAACAGAAGATCGCCACGGCCGCAATGGAAGACCAGCAAGCGAAGATCGGCGGGATGCTTCTTCCGGCATGGGCCGGCTTCCTCGGCTTCCTCAACGAACAAGCGATCCCCGCATTCTCGACCGTCGTCGAGTGGATCGGAAAGAACGGCGACACCGTCGCCATGCTCGCGACCACGATCGGCGCGGCGGTCATCGTCTACGGGATCCTCTCGGGAGCGATGGCGCTTCATACCGCCTTCGTCGCTGCGAGCGCCGCGGCCGAAGGCGGGCTCACGATCGCACAATGGGCACTCAACGCGGCAATGTCGGCGAACCCGATCGGCATAATCGTTATCGCGATCGCCGCGCTCGTCGCCGGGATCATATGGGTAGCGACGCAGACGACATTCTTTCAAGACGTCTGGACGACCGTCACGACCGCGATCGGCGTCGCCTGGCAATGGCTGTGGGACTCGGTTCTCTCGCCGGTATTTACCGCGATCGGCGCGGTCTTCACGTGGATTTTCAATAGCATCATCATGCCGATCGTCACCGGAATCATGATCTATGTCGGGCTGTGGGCGGCGGTCTTCACGTGGCTATACGGCGCGGTCATCGCGCCGATCTTCTCCGCGATCGGCGCGATTTTCGGCTGGCTGTGGGCGAACATCGTGCTTCCGATCGCGACCTATATCGGATTGCAAATTCAGGTACTCGGCGCGATCTTCTCGTGGCTCTATGCGGCGGTCATCGCGCCCGTCTTCGCGGCCGTCGGCGCTACGTTCAACTGGATTTGGGGCAACGTCATCTCGCCCGTCTTCGGCTTCATCTCGGGCGCCGTGACGAACGTGGGAAACACCGTGCGCAACGTCTTCGGCGCCATCGGAGGATTCATCGGCGCGGCCTTCCAAGGCGCACTGAGCGTCGTCCGCGGCCCGATCAATGGGATCATCGGGCTCGTGAACTCGGCGATTCGTAGCATCAACTCTTTGCATGTCACGATCCCCGGGTGGGTGCCCATCGTCGGCGGGCAGACGTGGGGCCTGAACCTGCCTACGATTCCGATGCTCGCTCGAGGTTCGACGAACTCTCCCGATACCTTCATCGCGGGCGAGAACGGGCCCGAGCTCATCGTCGGTCGCCCGGGATCTCGGGTCTACCCCGCGAACGAAACGCGCGACATGCTCGCTGGCGGAAACAATCAAGGCGGCGATCTTAAGATCATCATCAACGAAGCCGAAGACCCGCTCGGCACAGAAGGCAAAGTCGCGAAGGCGCTTAGCAAGTGGAGAGGCAAGTAATGGAACCGATCATACAGATCGACTCGCCACTCGACTCGGTCACCTTCACGGGAACCAACATCGCCGGCGGATTCATCTACGACAACAAGACGCTTGCCGCGTGGTATCGACTCCCGACTCCCGCCGTCAAGCTGAACAAGCGACCGAACGCGCACGGAACCTACAAGCCCGATCAGATCTTCACGGGCGAGGCGCGCATTCCGTTCTCGGGTAAATTCTTCGGCTCATACGCCGGCGCGGCCGACGATGCTCGCAATCGGCTCGCCGCCCTATTCAGCGACGGCTTCCCCGTCATGGTCACCGTCACAGACAGCCGCGGCCCGTCGTCACGTTTGTGCTTCGTCACGGACTATCAGCCCGAGTGGATGCCCGACGAGAATTTCTCATACGACCTCGAGCTCGCGGCACCCGACCCGCGACGCTACGGCACACTGAAAACGCCGAGCACCGGGCTTCGTACTGAATCGTCGGGGCTCGTGTGGCCGCTCGGCACGGCGCCATCGGGGCTCTTCTGGGATTGGGGAACGCCCGGCAACTCGGGCCGCGTCTCGTTCGCGAATCTCGGCAACACGACGAGCTATCCCGCCTTCATCGTGGGCGCCGGCGGAAGCCTCACGAATGGCTTCGTCATTACCGAAGTTCCCACGGGGCGCACGCTGATCTATCCCGTCGACACGGCAGGCGGCGCAATCCGTCTCGACAGTCGCACGGGGCGCGCGACTGTCGGCTCGAGCGACGTAACAGGAAACCTCAGCCGCGCCGAATGGTTTGCGGTCCCGCGCGGCGCAATATACGAATACCAGTTTGCTACTCTGGGAGCGACGACCGGCGCTCCGACCATGCAACTCAACGGCGCCGACGCCAGTCTCTAGGAGAAGATCATGACGGCAACTAAGGGATTCATCACAGGCGCGGCGACGACCGCGCTCGATAGCCGTAAGGCCGATGCCGTCAAGCTTGCGAGCAACGCCGACGGCACGCCTCGACTCGGCGTCATCGGCGCTTTCCCCAACATCGTCACGCCCGACGCATCGACGGCGCCGATGCGCATCGCCATCGCCGGTGCCGGCTTCGCTACCCAACGCGCCGCCGGCGACGGCGCGGCCGTATGGACGAACGACGGCTCGATCTTCATCACAGTTACGAAGCCCGGAAGCCAATCGTGGATCGTCACGGTCTACGCGAAGCACAACGACTCCGCGAGCGGCGACGCGAACAGCCTCCCCGATCTCGGCATCGTTACCGGCGTCGCCGCAGCTGTGCCCGTCGAGGTCGCGATCCCGGCCGGCGCGACGAAGATCGCGACCGTTCTTATCCCCTCGACGGCGACGTCGACCCAGTCGGCCGGCGTCGTCATCACGAACGTCTATCCGATGACCGAATACGCCGGCGGCGTCGTCCCGCTTCGCTCCCAGGCCGAAGAAGACGCGTACCTCGCGCCGAACGGCCAGCCCGCTATCCGCCTTGACACGACCGGCGTTCGGGTGCGACGCGGCGGCGTGTGGACCGCTGGGGGCCCGGTCCAGTATCGGTCCCCGGTCACTCTGGGCGCTTTCACTAACGCGTTCGTCTCCAAGGCGGCGGTCTCTCTTCCGAAGGGGACTTACGACATCTCGGGAATGGTCGAGGTCAATCACTCAACCGCGACCGCCCACATCTACGATGCGCAGATCTACAACCTGACCGACGCCGTCATCCTCGCTTCGGGTCAGATGTACTTCATCGCTGGCACCCTTCGCTTGACGCTCGTCATCGGCGACACGTTCACGCTCGCGGCGCCGAAGACGATCCAGCTTCGCGTGAAATTCGACGGCGCAGAGGGTACACAGTTGATCTCTGCCGGTCAGCTTCGCGCTACCGAAATAGGGGCTCTGTTGTGAGCTCCGTCGAAGAGATGGGAAACATCATGGCAGACTCCGACGTCGAGAGTCGGGAAGCCGAAGTCGCGGCACTCATCGCTCGCGCACTCGACCCCGAAGACCCCTACGACGGTCACCACGGCAACGATCGAAGCGATGACTCGATCGCCTTCGCTCGCGAGACGAACCCCGAGCTCGCCGCGCGGCTCGAGGACAAGGTTCGGACGGGGGCAACAGAATGAGCGTCGCCGACCCCACGACCGAAGTACGGTCGACTTTCCAGCAATCCCCCGTCACGGCTCGCCCACGCCGCGGCGTCGTGCTCCATCATGGAGCGACGACGTCGGCCGATCAGATCATCTCTATGGAGACGACCGGGAGTCGGCAAGTCTCATCGAATCGCGTCGTGAAAGATACGCGTTGCGTCAAGGTCGCTAATGACCCGAACTTCCGCGCATGGTCGCTCTCGAGCGCGTATTGGGATTCGGTTCTCAACTCTGTTGAGTGCGCGAACGAATCAACGGCCGGATGGACGATCTCTGACGCGTCGCACGAAACCCTCGCGCGCATGGTCGCCTATTGGGCACAGCGCGACGGCTTCACTCCGCATCGCGACGGCCCGCCGAGCGGATGGACCGTCTTCGGGCACCGTGAGATCTATACAATCTTCGGTGCATCGTACGCGACCGCGTGCCCGGGCGGAATGGATCTCGGCCGCATCACGCGCCGAGCTCGCGAAATCCTTGCGAGTTCAGGCGTCACCCCCTCCAAGCCAAAACCCAAAGGAAGAAGAGTCCGCATGTTCACTTTCATCCGTCACCCCAACGGCACCATTACCCTCATCAACGGGGAGAACGCGACCTACCGCCACCTGTCCCCCGGTGAGTGGGCCGGATACGCCGCGAACGGCTACCTCTTCGCGAACGTCGCCGCGGAGACGTTCGACTCGACGATCAAGAATCTCAAGCCCGCTTCCTAAGCCCGTCCGCCACCATCACCCCGGGAGGGCAGGCTTATGGCCGTCAACTACGGTCTTGCCAATTTCGCCGACGGGCGACGTATCGTCAACCTCCCCGTGATGGAAGGCGCGTCGTGGTCGACGATGCTCAACAAGCCCGATCAGCTTGCGTGTGAGGTCGACCTTCGCGACGATGACGTGCGCCGGCTCGGCATCAGCGCGGCGACCGAGCTCAAGAAGTCCGTGCTCTTCGCCGAGTCGGACAACGGCGCGATTCTCGCATGGGGAATCGTCAGCAGCCGTGAGTGGGATGATGACGCCCGAAAGCTTTCAATCGAAGCGTCGGGCGCCGAGCAATATTTCAATAGTCGGATCATCGCCCCGACCACGGCCGCGACCGGCGCCGTCGTCGCGCCTGACGGCGCCGTCTCGACCGCCTTCGACACGAATATCAACGACGTCTCTCTCGGGAGCATCGGCGTCGGTCTCGTCTCGCAAGCGCTCTCGTGGGCGGGATCTCCGACCGCGTTCGTGCTTCCCGCGGCGATCCCCGAGCCCGGTCGATTGAGCGGCACCTATCGACTCGTGGACTTTAAGCGCGTCGGCGCCGCCCTCTCGGATCTTACGAAGCGCGTCGACGGTCCCGACTTCGCCTTCGAGGCCGCCCGCGACGTGTCGGGGCTCTCGCTGCAGTACATCATGCGCGCCGGCGCACCCTTGCTCGGGTCATGGGTGGGCTCGTGGACAGTCGGCGCGGCCGAGTCGCCGATTAGTGGGCTCAAGGTGAAAGATGACGGCTCGGGTCTCGCAACTCACGTGTGGATGCAAGCCGGCCGCACGACGTCGAAAGTGCTTCTCTCGCGAGTGAGGAATCAAGCGCTCTTGGACGCTGGCTATCCCATCCTCGACCTTGTCGACACGACGCATACCGATGTCGAGTTGCAAACGACCCTCGACCAA